TTCCGGCACTGTTGCTACACCATTTGCAGATTCCTAATCAACCCAAGGGGCTTCGGCCCCTTTTTTAAAGGAGATTGATTATGATGCAAACTGACGTTAAGCAAGGGCATTTAAACCAAAGTGGTTTTTTTGTTCTTGGACGAAATCGCGTTAAAGGCATTTCGTTTTTTGGTTCTGGCACGGATGGCACTGTAGTGTTGTTTGATACCGCTTCTGTACCTGTAACGGCTAGTGTTACTTATGCTCGCTCTGGTACAACTGTGACGGTGACAAAGACTGCTCACGGCTTGTCTACAGGCGCTGTTGTTGGTATTCACTTTGACAGCAATACAAGTCAATCAGCAACTGATGGAAATTACACTATCACTCGCACAGGCGCGGATACATTTACGCTAACAGACATTAACACCGGAACAATTACTTCTACTGCGGCTTCGTATGTAAGTGGCGGTGGTCGGTGGCTGATGACTTACGAAATAGACGGCACTGATACTTTTAGTAACGCACCGTTTATTCCGGGCGAAGGTGTTCTGGCGGTCAACGGCATTTATGCACTGATGACCAACATCGATTCGGTGCAGATTTATTATGGCTAAGAGTCCAGCATGGCAGAGGAAAGAGGGCAAATCCGAAAAGGGTGGCTTGAATGCCAAGGGGCGGGCTTCGTACAACGCGGCCAACCCCGGGAAACCCGGATTGAAGCGTCCTCAACCCGAGGGCGGCTCACGGCGCGACTCCTTCTGCGCCCGTATGGAAGGCATGAAGAAGAAGCTAACCAGCGCAAAGACAGCCAACGATCCGGATTCAAGGATCAATAAGTCTTTGAGGGCGTGGAACTGTAAGGATGGCGGCTATGTAACTGCGGCTGATGGCTGCGCTACAAAAGGCAAGACAAAAGGGCGGATGGTATGACCCAGCATGACACAGCTAAAACAATTGCAGACGGCGCGGCAGTCTTAACGACTGTTGGTGTTATGGCTACGTGGCTTCCGCCTTTGGCTTCTCTGTTCACGATCATTTATCTTGGGCTTCGCATCTGGGAGTCTGATACTGTTCGTGAAATGACTAAACGCAAGAAGGCAGATAATGCCGTCGACGAGTAAGAAGCAACACAATTTCATGGCTGCGGTGGCTAACAACCCATCGTTTGCTAAGAAAGTAGGAGTCCCACAGTCCGTGGGTAAAGAGTTTAACCAAGCGGACAAAAGCCGCAAATTTTCTAAGGGTGGTGATACTATGGCTTCCAAAATGAATCCCGGAATGATGGCAATGATGGCTAAGAAAAAAGGCGCAACCAAAATGGCCGGTGGCGGCATGCCCATGAAAAATGGTAAACCTGCTTTTATCGGTGATGGTAAGGGCATGAACAAAGGCGGTATGGCAATGGGCAAGGTCAAGACAGCCGCCCCTAGCAAAGACGGTATTGCTGAAAAAGGCAAGACCAAAGGTAAGATGGTCAAGATGAACATGGGCGGCAAAGCCTGCTAAGGAGTCGACATGAAACGACGTTACAACGAAGGCGGTGAAACAGACGCAATGGAAGAGGCGAATAAACGCGAAGACATGGCGTTAAAAAACCCCAACGCCAAAGAATATGGCGAGTCTGGCACTTCGTATACAACAAAGGCCGAGCCTAAAACAAAGCCTAAAACAAAACCTAAAGCCGTACGAAGAAGTTTTGACGAGCCTGAGCCTAAACTTATTGACCCCGCTAATATTAGAAGTGGCCGTCGTGAGTTTGAAGAATCACAAATAGCCCCAGCGGATAAAACCAAAATGTCCGTGTCAGAGCGTGCAAAGGCAACCCGTGAGAGCGCTAGAAGCGGTAGCGGTTCAACCGATAAGCGTTCTGTTAACGAGCGCATTCGTTCTGCTATGGGCATGAAAAACGGTGGTATGACTGCTTCTAAACGTGCAGACGGTATTGCCACTAAAGGCAAGACCCGCGGAAAGATGTGTTGATAGTATGATGGCCAGTCGCGGTATGGGGGACATCTCCCCCTCTAAAATGCCCAAGGGTAAGAAGAAAGCCCGGCGGGACGACACTGACTTTACCCAGTACAAAGAGGGTGGAAAAGTAAAATCCAAGGTGAACGAAGCTGGTAACTACACCAAGCCCGGTTTACGTAAACGGATTTTTAACAGCGTAAAAGCTGCCGCAATTGTTGGTACTGGCGCAGGTCAGTGGTCAGCACGTAAAGCGCAGGTCATGGCTAAACGGTACAAAGCCGCAGGTGGCGGGTATCGTGATTAAAGCCCCACAACAATCCCTGAAAAACTGGGGCAAACAAGATTGGACAACTAAAAGTGGTAAAAAATCTTCTGACACTGGTGAACGATACCTTCCAAAAGCTGCGATCAAAAGTCTCAGCGCTAGTGAGTACGCTGCGACGACCAAAGCCAAGCGAGCCGGAAAAGCCGCCGGTAAACAATTCGTAGCACAGCCCAAAACGATTGCAAAGAAAACGGCAGGATTTAGATGACCACTTCAGGAACCACAGCGTTTAACCTTGACCTCACTGAGTTGGTTGAGGAAGCGTTTGAACGCGCCGGTTCGGAGTTGCGTACGGGTTACGACTTACGTACAGCCCGCCGTTCATTGAATTTGATGTTTGCTGACTGGGCAAACCGCGGTGTCAACATGTGGACGTTTGAGCAGGGGACAATTAACCTGACTCCGGGTCTGAACAACTACGCACTACCCGTAGATACAGTGGATCTACTTGAGCATGTGATTCGCACAGGTGCGGGTAGCGCATCCACGCAGTCTGACCTGACCATCACGCGTATCAGTGTTTCTACTTACGCCACGATCCCCAACAAACTGCAACAAGCCCGTCCTATTCAGGTGTGGTATCAGCGTTTGGATGGCCAGACTTCTTCTATTGGCACCACGCTTAACGGCGGTATTACGGCCACAGATACAACAATCACATTAACTTCGGCGGCGGGACTCCCAGCTACAGGGTTCTTGTTGATTGAGTCTGAGACTATCCAATATGGCTACATCTCTGGCAATGTGCTTAATAACTGCTTCCGTGGGCAAAACGGCACGACTGCTGCAACGCACTTAACAGGCGTGTCTGTATTCACGCAGAATCTGCCCTCTGTGACCCTCTGGCCAACCCCAGACAGTAGTGCAACATACCAGTTTGTGTACTGGCGCATGCGCCGTATTGATGATGCTGGCGGGGGTGTACGCACGATGGACGTACCTTTCCGCTTCCTGCCCTGTATGGTGGCAGGTTTAGCTTATTACTTGGCTCTTAAGATTGAGAATGGCGCTGAGCGCCTACCTGTCTTGAAACAACAGTACGATGAAGCTTGGCAGTTGGCTTCTGATGAAGATCGTGAGAAGGCTTCGGTTCGTTTTGTTCCACGTCAGATGTACATAAACTAACGGGTGCGTAAATGGGCAATCGCTTTGCATCCGGTAAGAACAGTATCGCCATGTGCGATAGGTGCGGCCAACAGTTTAAATTGACGGCTTTGAAAAAAGAAGTCATCAAGACAAAGCTTTACAATTTGATGGTGTGCCCAGTGTGTTGGGATCCAGATCAGCCGCAGTTGCAGTTGGGTATGTACCCAGTGGATGATCCACAGGCAGTGCGTGATCCCCGCAAGGACACAACGTACGTTACGGCAGGCGTTAACGCTAGTGGCAGTTTGACTGGCGGTTCGCGGGATATTCAGTGGGGTTGGAACCCTGTGGGCGGAGCCAGTAATTTTGATGTTGCTTTGACACAGAATTACTTGGTGGCAACAACAAATGTTGGTACAGTTACAGTAACAGTTACTTAGGAGTTAGTTATGAAAGACATGACACAAGACAAGAAGATGGTGAAGTCCGCCATCGGTAAGCACGAGAAGAATATGCACCCGGGCAAAGCGCCTACAAAGCTTGCCAAGGGCGGTAAGACCAATGAGATGATGATGCAGTATGGTCGCGGTATGGCCAAAGTTAAGAATCAGGGGAAATAACATGGCCAAGGTTAACAATTTACCCGCTTCGGCGTACGCTAAGCCACACACCATGAGTGGCGCGCCTGTTGTTGCGTCTACAAACCCCGGTTCTGGCGTCAATCGCAGTAAAGCCGACACCGTTAATATGAGCGTTGGTAACATCAGCAAAGCTGCTGGTAACGAAACTACTAAGACATCCGGTATCGTCACCCGTGGTAACGGCGCGGCGACCAAAGGCACGATTGCTCGTGGGCCAATGGCGTAAAGTATGAATTACACTGAACTCAGCAACGCGATCCAAGCGTACACGGAGAACACGGAAGCAGATTTCGTGACTAATATCCCCGTGTTCGTTCAGCAAGCTGAAGAGCGTATATTCAACTCGGTACAGTTTCCGTCTTTGCGCAGTAACGTGACAGGGGTGATGACTACAAACAACAAGTACTTACAGTGCCCCACGGACTTTTTGGCGGTGTATTCATTGGCGGTTATTAACGCCAGTGGTGAGTACGAGTACTTGTTAAACAAAGACGTTAACTTTATCCGGCAGGCGTACCCACAGCCCACAGACACAGGAATTCCTAAGTACTATGCGCTGTTTGGCCCGCGTTCGGATAACGCGGCAGAGTTAACTTTTATTCTTGGCCCAACACCCGACGCGGGATACAGTGCTGAGCTTCATTATTTCTTTTACCCACCAAGCATTACTGTTTCTCCCTATACTTCGTGGCTGGGTGATAACTTTGACCCCGTGCTTTTGTACGCATCTTTGGTTGAGGCTTACACCTACATGAAGGGCGAACAAGATATGATGACTCTGTACAACCAGAAGTTCATGGAAGCTCTTGCGTTGGCCAAGCGTTTGGGTGATGGTATGGAGCGTCAAGATGCTTACCGTTCTGGGCAGTTCCGTCAGAAGGTAACTTGACATGTCAATCATCCAGACCCAGACCACAAGTTTCAAAGCAGAGCTTTATCAAGGCATACATGACTTGACAACTGACGTGATTAAGATTGCCCTGTACACAGCTTCTGCTAATTTAAACGAAGACACAACGGCGTATTCAGCTACGAACGAAGTAGCTAATACAGGCACTTACGTTAATGGCGGGGCAATACTAACGCCTATTACGGTATCATCTTCTGGATACACAGCTTTCGTAAGCTTTCCAAATATCTCGTGGACTGGGGCAATCACGGCTAGATGCGCGTTAATCTATAACGATACCGTTGCCGGTAATCCATCCATAGCTGTTTTGGACTTTGGGTCTGACAAAACATCGACAACCACGTTTACAATCACCATGCCCGCAAACACCGCTACGGCGGCTCTTATCAGGAGTTCAAATTGATTACTACGACCAAAGGCGAAATGGACGAATCATTGCTTGAAAAGCGTGAAGGAACCATTGATAATGATAACGAAACTACCACATGGGTGGAGTATTGGTTAGAGGGTGAATTAGTTCACCGTTCGGCGCACGTTCAACTAAAACGTGCAGTTGTTAGTTTTGGCGAAACCGCTGAATTTTAAGGAAAAATCATGGCAAATACACAAGCAATGACCACTTCATTCAAGGTCGACTTATTTAATGCAGTTCATGCGTTTAACGGTACGGGCGTCCCTGCGCACACAGCATCAACTGCTGATACGTTTAAGGCGGCTTTGTACACGGCGGCAAGCTCTTTGGGTGCTTCAACAACGTCGTACACGGGTGCAGTAACTGAAGTATCTGGAACAGGTTATACCGCTGGTGGTGTAACTGTTACGTTTGGTACCGCACCAAGCAGTTCTGGAACAACATCGTTCTTAACGCCTTCTGCAAGTATCACATACACAACAGTTACACTGTCTACTTCGTTTGATGCAATGCTTTTGTATAACGACACAAACTCAGGCAAAAAATCTGTGGCTGTTTACACGTTCACGGCTCAAACAGTTGCTGCTGGTACGTTTTCACTGACTATGCCAACTAATGATGCAACGACCGGATTGCTGCGAATTGCGTAATTGATAAGTCATGTCCACAGCATGGGGCGCAGGCACTTGGGGTAGTAATACTTGGGGCGGTAGTCAAAATGCGCTCACAGGTGTATCAGCCACGGGCGCTGTTGGGACAGTTGCTTTAGTAATTTCAATTGCGCTAACCGGAGTAGCAGGTACAGGTTCTGTCGGGACAGTTAGAGTTGCAGAAAGTGTAGCTCTTACTGGCGTAGCAGGTACTGGCTCAGTCGGGTCAGTAGGAGTTGCAGAAAGTGTTGCTCTTACAGGGGTATCTGCTACGGGTCAGGTGGGCAGTGAAGGAGTTGCAGAAAGTGTTGCTCTTACTGGAGTAGCTGCTACTGGCTCAGTTGGATCGGTTGGGGTTGCAGAAAGTGTTGCTCTTACAGGCGTGGCAGGTACAGGCCAAGTTGGATCAGTGGGAGTTGCAGAAAGTGTTGCTCTTACGGGTGTATCAGGTACGGGTTCTGTTGGATCAGTAGGAGTTGAGGAAAGTGTTGCGCTAACCGGTGTAGCCGGTACAGGTTCTGTTGGGTCGGTTGGGGTTGCGGAAAACGTTGCTCTTACAGGCGTGGCAAGTACAGGCCAAGTTGGATCGGTTATTTATAGTGCATCAGCCGCAATATCTGGGGTGTCTGGTACAGGCTCAGTTGGTACACTAAATATTGAAACATCGTTGTCAGGGGTATCTGCTACTGGGGCGGTAGGTTCCGTTGGAGTAGGTAGACAGCTTTCTGGGGTATCTGGTACAGGATCGGTAGGAACCGTTGGAACCGGGTTACAACTTTCCGGCGTAGCGGGTACAGGTTTTGTTGGATCGGTGGGAGTTGAGGAAAGCGTTGCTCTTACAGGTGTATCTGCTACGGGTCAGGTAGGCACTGAAGAAGTTGTAGAAAGTGTTGTCCTATCCGGTGTAGCGGGTACAGGCGAAGTTGGGTCGGTTGGGGTAGGTATACAACTTTCCGGCGTAGCGGGTACAGGCGAAGTGGGGTTGGTTGAAGGTGTAAAAAGTGTTGATCTCACAGGTGTAGCGGGTACCGGCGCGGTTGAATCGCTTGGTGTTGGGCAACTGTTGTCGGGTGTTCAAGCTACAGGTACGGTAGGCAGTGTAGGTGTTGGTGTAGCGCTTACGGGCGTTAGTGCAACTGGCAGTGTTGGAACGGTTACATTTACGTCTTTAGTTGCGTTGTCTGGTGTTAGTGCTACAGGTTCAGTAGGCTCTCTTAATATTGCGGTATCGTTGTCAGGAGTTTCAGCAACTGGATCGGTTGGCTCAATTGCACAGGCAATTGCTTGGAGTGTAATAGATGACACACAGACCGCAAACTGGCAGAATATCGGTAATACACAAACAGCGGCTTGGGCTGATGTTTCAACGAACTAGGAGTTAAAAATGGCATCAACATGGTCAGCACTTAAAGTAGAGTTGCAAGGGACGGGGGATAACTCGGGCTCATGGGGAACGGTTACCAACGTCAATCTGGGCGATGCAATTTTAGGTGAAGCTATTACAGGCTCTGCCACGGTAAACTTTGCAACTGATGCAGACGTCACGGTTACCCTCACTGACTCGGCTACAACTCAAGCAGCTAGAAACCTGCGTTTAAACATCACAGAAAGTTCTACTGGCATTGGTTCTGTACGTAACTTGATACTGGGTTCTGGTTGCCAGATTGAGAAGTTTTACCTTATCAATAATACAGGCACTGGAGCCAAGACAGTTAGGAACACTACAGGTACAGGCATATCTGTTCCTGCGGGTAAGGCAACGCTGGTTTACAACGATGGCACAAACGTTGTTGATGGTGCTTCCTACTTTACTTCTTTAACTTTAGGTTCCGCTTTACCCGTACTTTCTGGCGGTACAGGCGTAACAACAAGCACAGGCTCTGGCAACAATGTTTTGTCAACTAGCCCAACCTTAGTCACCCCTATCCTTGGAACACCCACAAGCGGCACTTTAACGAATGCTACAGGCTTACCAATCAGCACAGGTGTATCAGGCTTGGGAACAAACGTAGCAACTTTTCTGGCGACTCCATCAAGTGCAAACCTAGCGGCAGCCTTAACCGATGAAACTGGTAGTGGTGCTAATGTCTTTGCAAACACTCCGACATTGATAGCACCTTTACTTGGTACACCTACATCAGGGGTTGCAACAAACTTAACGGGTCTACCGTTGACTACAGGTGTCACTGGGACATTGCCTGTCGCCAACGGCGGTACGAGCCTAGCAACTCTTACAGCAAACAACGTCATACTAGGCAACGGTACATCAGCACCTTTGTTTGTAGCTCCTAGTACTGCTGGCAATGTGCTGACAAGCAATGGAACGACTTGGGCAAGTTCTGTTCCGGCAGGTGGCGGCATTTCTTATACGCCAGTCAAAACAGCAAACTACACAGCCGCAAACAATGATGGTGTTCTAACCAACACAACGGGCGGTGCTTTTACAGTTACTTTGCCTACAAGTCCATCAGTAGGTAACATTATTGTTGTCGTTGACTCATTTAGTCAGTGGGGTACAAACAATTTAACGATTAACCCTACGGCGTTGATTAAGATTGCTAATAATACGGCTGGCGACACATTGGTTTGTGATATTACGGGTATAACTGTTACGCTTGTTTACACAGGCGCAACTTATGGATGGAATGTTTCTGCACAAATTGGTGGTAATAGCGGGACAGTGGTTACACTAGCTGGCACACAGACGCTTACCAATAAAACCATTGCTTACGGAAGTAACACGTTAACTGACGTAGTAGGTGTAACAGCAACCCAGACGCTTACCAATAAAACATTAACAAGCCCAACGCTGACAACCCCTGTACTTGGAACGCCATCAAGTGGAACACTATCTGCTTGCACAGTTGACGGCACAAACAAAGTTGGCTATCAAAACATTCCGTTGTCTGGAATTAAAACGGCAAGTTATACATTGGTAGCTGGTGATGTTGGCAAGTTTATTGAACTGGGTACTGGAGGCACCGTTGTTGTTCCAGCATCTGTATTTACAACGGGTGATGCAATCAGTATTTTTAACAACACCGCAGCGTCTATTTCTTGCACTTGTTCTGCTGTAACAACAGTTTATAAGGGGGGCACAGATTCAGATATTGCTTCTTTTAGCGTGGCTACACGAGGTGTAGCTACTATCCTGTTTATTACTGCCACAGTTGCTGTAGTCACGGGTAATTTAGCATGAGTGGAATTATGCTTAATTTGGCTGGCGGCTCATTTGGTGGTGGAGTCACGCCTACAATTGATTTGCTAGTTGTTGCTGGCGGAGGTGCAGGCGCGGAACGTCATGGCGGCGGTGGTGGTGCTGGTGGCTATTTTAACCAAACAAATTTTGCTGTTGTCGCTGGCACTCCTTACAGTATCGCAGTGGGTGGCGGTGGCGGTGGCACTGGTAGTAATGGCGGTAATGGAACTAACTCTACATTTTCATCAATAACCGCAGTTGGTGGAGGCGGCGGGTTTATTTCTGGCACTTCAAACTCTGGCGGTTCTGGTGGCGGCTCCCCCGGTGGCGGCTCTGCCGGTACTGGTACTCAGCCCTCTCAAGCTGGCGCTTCTGGAACTTATGGTTTTGGTAATAATGGCGGCGCTAATAGTGGCGACTATGGTGGCGGCGGCGGCGGTGCTGGTGCAGTCGGCGGTACTGGCGGTCTTCCAAATCCGCCGGGCAACATAACTGGTGCTGGCGGTGCTGGTAAGCAATATTCAAATGGTACTTTCTATGCTGGCGGGGGCGCGGGTGCTGGTCGTGACAACTATGATACTGGCGCTGGAGGAACAGGCGGTGGAGGTGGTGGGACGCGCAGTGATCCCGGCGATGCTGGAACAGGCGGTGGCGGTGCTGGCGGTAATGACACTGGGGTTGAAGGCGGAAGTGGTGGTTCTGGAGTCGTAATTCTTCGCTATGCAGACACTTTTCTGGCCGCAACATCAACTACGGGTTCTCCAACAATTACAGTTTCAGGCGGCTTTCGCAACTATAGATGGACTGGTTCAGGTTCAATTACATTTTGAGGATAAATTATGGCTACAGTAGCACTATCAGCAATCATCACCCCTAGCAATGTTGTCACGGCAACAAGCACAAATACACTAACAAATAAAACGCTGACCTCGCCTACGCTAACAACTCCCGCATTAGGTACGCCAGCAAGTGGCGTATTATCATCTTGCACAGTTGACGGCACTGACGCAGTAGGCTTTAGAAATATTCCTGTTAATAGTCAGAGTGCGGCTTACACATTGGTCTTGGCAGATTCGGGCAAAACAATTCTTCATCCTGCGGCTGATGCCAATGCAAGGACATTTACTATTCCCGCAAACAGTTCTGTGGCTTACGCAATTGGGACGGCAATCACATTTATAAATATGACAAGCCAAGTGGTAACAATTGCTATAACGACAGACACAATGTATTTGTCTCCTTCTGGAACTACAGGCTCACGAAGTCTTGCTCAATATGGTTCTGCAACAGCTATTAAAATAACCTCGACAAATTGGCTCATCTCTGGGAGTGGTTTGACATGAGTGGCGCACTACAAGCGGTTTTTCAAAACCAACGCTCATTTGCTTCCGGAAAAACACCTACTGTTGAATATGTAGTAGTTGCTGGCGGTGGTGGCGGTGGTGGTGGAACAGCCGGAGGCGGCGGAGGCGGCGGCGGCGGTGCGGGAGGTTATAGAACTGCCACGGGTTTTGCGGTTGCATCAGGAACGCCCATCACGGTTACTGTTGGTGGTGGGGGTAATGGAGGCGGTGGTAATACTGGCACTAGTGGTAGTAATTCTGTGTTTAGCACCATTACTT